GTCCCCGTGACCCGCCAAGTGATCAACCGCCCGCGCATCAAGGCGCTCTCCCCGAGCGAGGACGTCTTCTGGCCCAGTTACACGATTGACCCGAACGAGGCTCCCTACGTCTTCCACGTAATTCGGATGACGCCGGAGATGCTGAAGAGCAAAGTAGCCTCGGAGGGATGGGACGAAAAGTTCGTAGACGCTGCCATCGAGAGCATGGGGGCCGGGGGCGAACCCGAGGCAGGCAATGCGGGCCGTCTGCGCGACGGCGACGACTTCATGGAATCCCCCGACCAGACTTTGCCGATAGTGTACATGTATCAGCGTCTTCTGGACGAGGACGACGTCCCCGGAATCTTTTGTACGGTCTTTTGCGATGGCCTACCCGACCTATATGCCAAGCATACGTTACTCGACTATGGGCATGGTCAGTACCCATACAGTGTGGTGAAGCTGGAGGAGACGTCGAAAAGGATGTACTCATCCCGCAGTTACCCCGAATTGGTTGAATCCTTGCAACAAGTCCTGAAGGTCGAGACCGACGCCGCCATCGACCGCCAAAGCTTGTCCACGCTACCGCCCCTCCAGCACCCTATGGGTCGGTGCCCAACCCAGTGGGGACCGGGAGTAAAGGTTCCTTATCGCGTCCCGAACGAAGTCAGCTTTGCGGACACGCCGCGCCTAGACACGGGTAATATCGAATTGCGTCGATACATCAAGGAAAGCGCCGACCGGTACTTTGGCCGCGCCGCCCCCGGCGTAGACCCGACCGAGGCAATGGCGAAGCAGCAAGCCACGGTGGACAAGGTATTCAGTCACCTGAAACACGTCCTCGACCAAGTCTTCACCCTTTACCAGCAATACGGCCCCGATGCGGAGTTCTTCCGGGTAACGGGCGTGAACGACGTGCAAAAGTACACCAAGGGTCCGGCTGGCGAACGCTATGACTTCTGGCTTTCCTTCGACGTAGCCACTCAAGACCCGGCCATGATGGTCGAGCGCGTCAAGGCGATAGCGGAACTGGGGGGCATGCTAGACAGGTCGGGCGTCCTCGACACTGAACAACTACTCATCGTAGCCACTGAACAAATCCTCCCCGGCGCAGCCGAGCGCATAATGATCCCGAAGGACACCGCGAGCGCGCGGGCCGTGGAAGGCGCCCGCCAAATGATCACGGAAATCTACTCCGGCGTACCCCCGAACGTTCGCCCCGGAGACGCCCACGAAATTCAACTCCAGATGTTCCAGCAATGGCTCCAGCAACCCGACATTGCCCAGAAGGCCCAGACCGACCCGGCCCTCCAAGGCCGCATCGAGACCACCTTGAAACAACTTCAAATGCAGATCATGCAGAAACAAAACGCCGAGATCGGCAGGTTGGGCACGATGCCCACGCCCTACGGCGAAACTGCCGCAGCATAGCGGCAAGAAAGGAAAAAGATGAAAGGTTATTCAATTGAGAACGTCGGCGGCAAATTCCACGTAAGGAACCCGCACACCGGGCAAGTCGTGGGCAAGTTCCTCTACAAGCACGCCATGCAGGACTTCCTTCACAAGCAACCCGCCCTTGAGGCGCCTGTTAAGAAACCCGCGCGCGCGAGGGGCAAAGGCGGCAAACTCAAGGCGGACGACCCCTCCACGCCCGAGGTGAACGAGGCATGGAAGGGCGGCAAGGCTCCCGCCAAGAAGAAGGCTCCCGCCAAGCGCAAGGCGAAGAAAGCGAAGAAGAAGTGACTTGGCCTCTCTCCAGCGAGAGTGGTATTGGCTCATAGCCATCGGGTTGTTCTTCCTTGAGCGCGACGTCTTGGTAGACCTCCTTCTACTGGCATTAAGCATAATTTATTCGGGGACTCGTTGAAATGCCTTTCAAGCGCCTGAAGAACGGGAAGTACAAATCCCCCACGGGAAGAATTCTAAGCAAGAAGCAGCTAATGGCTTATTATGCCCGTCAACGGGCGAAGGGAAAGAAGAAATAGTTGAGCGTCATAAACTTTTTCACGGGGCGGGAAAGCCCGCTCCGCAAGACTTATCACGACTTCGACCTCGAAGAGGCCCAACAATCGATGGCCCAATTAAAGGGCGAACCGAATTTCCTAGAGTTCATTAAATTCCGCGAACTCCAACGCGAGGAAGTCATTCGCCAACTTCAGACGCCGGAGGTGATCGAGAGCGTGAACCGTCACTTCATGCTTACGGGCAAGTTGGAGGGGATCGACGAGGAACTGGATTTCATAGCGAATTTGGGCCAATAACCCGGCCCGCCCACACCCAAGCCTCGTCCGAATTCCCACGGGCGGGGCTTTTTTGTGTAATTCCTTAATGATAATGGATTCTCATTAAGGATTGCCCGCCGCTCCGGAATAAGTTACTTTTGCCAACACTGTGGAAACACTGGAAAAAGGGGAAGTCTCCGCGCCCCCTACACCAAGCGCGGTGGAAGAATCAACGCAGCCCGAGGGAAACCTCAGTATGGCTCAGTACGCTTCGCAATTGCTGGCGCGCAGGGAGTCATCCGAGGATACACCCGAGGGCGAACCCGAGGAAGCACCCGAATCCGCTGAAGAAGAAGCTGCGGACGAAGGCGATCCCTTGGCGGAGGCCATGCAGGAGGAAGCCCCGGACGAACCGGACCCGCCCGCAGGGGAAACCGAACCCGAACAAACCCAATCCAAGCACGCCATTGATCTCGACTCCCTGACGGAAGACGAGACGACGGCTCTTGCGAAGCAGTTGAATGCATCCGCCGTGAAGCGCTTTGGCAAACTGACGGCCCAGAAAAAGACTCTGGCCGAGCAGAACCTAGTGCTTCAACAGCAAATGCAACAGCAGCAGACGGCTGCAAACGAGGCACCCGCATACTTGCAGGAGAACGCCCTGTCGAATGCCGTTACTGATGAACAACTGCTGAAGGAAGCCGAGAACTTGAACTCCTTGGTCGAGTGGGCCGAGGAGAGCGCGGAGAACGAAGTCCAGTACGACGACGACGGCAACGAATTCGTCGCGAAGGACGGGGAGAAGACCTACACGAAGGCCGATCTCCGGCGCATCAAAAACAACGCTCGGCGCATCCTGCGAAAGGACGTGCCCGCGCGGCAGGCTTGGATCAAGGAACGCTTCGCATCCGACCAACAGGCCGTCCAGACCTTCGGGTTCCTTAGTGAACCCGAGAGCGACGACATGGCAATGTTCCTTCAAGTGAAGGAATCAGCCGCCTACAAGCCGCTGTTCGACCAATTGCCCCAATCCAACTTCGCGGTCGGATTGATGGTAAAGGGCTTGCGGCAGGTACAGAAGGAACAGGCTGCTGCGGAAGCGAACGGCAAACCCAAGGCGAAGAAACCCAAAGCTCCTGCGGCGAACGTGGAAGCGGCGGGAACGCCGAAGGCTCCGAAGGGGGAAGTGAAGGGGAAGAAAGCTCTGGCGGCGGCGAAGCAGAAGTTTGAGGCTTCGGGCCACATGACCGATTACACTACCTACCTGCAACTCAAGCGAGCGGCAGCGTAGAACACTTAACCAATCAACAGCCCAAGGAGGGCATTAGTCATGGCGATGAGCACATCGTATAATGTGGCCGGGATACGTGAAGATTTGACGGACATTCTAACGATTAATTAAGGTCGCCCGCAGGAGTGATCCTGCGGTGAAAACCGGGGTATTAAGCGGGGAAGCTAAAGCGAAAGCCAAGCCAACCCGAACCGAAGGCCAGCAATGGTCAGGGGCAGAGACTAGGAGGCGAAATAAACTCCCACGAGACCCCGGCATCTCACGTAGATGAAAAGATAGTCCGACACTCCGGGGAAACCCGGAGAGGCTGGATAAAGAGCCAGCCGACAACAGTAGCTTAGAACCAGAGTCCACACCTCTCACGAGCCTAGCAAAGAAACTGAAGGCGACAGGAACTTTTCACGAAGTTCAAGTCGATGATTTGAGCACCGCTTCCTTCGATGGAGTAGGAGAAGGCGAAGACGTCGCATCCTTCACCAATCAAGCGGTAAACCGCACCCGTCTAGGGAATTATATCCAGAAATTCAGACGCACGTTCATGGTTTCGGATATAGCCGAACTCGTTGATACAGCGGGGGTTAGCTCGGAATATGCCTACGGCGAGGGTAAAGCGACCCGTGAGTGCAAACGCGATATCGAGGCGGCAATCTGCTCAGGGCAGGATCGTCAGGCGGACGCCGGAAGCGGCACGCCCTACAAGACTCGCGGATTCCTGAAGTGGATGGGCGAGTCAGGCGCAGGCGGGCAACCGTCCGACGTACCCGCCGCGTTCCAGAACGTGGCGAACGACACCACGGGAACCCAAACGGAAACGACCTTCAACTCCGTGTTGCAGGAACTGTATGACGCGAACGGCATGCCCGGAGGCAACCTGACGTTGATAGCGGGCAGTACGCTCAAGAAGGAGATTAGTTTCTTCACTCGGGCCGACACCAGCAGCAACGACTCGGTCTACAGCGTCACGCAAGCAGCCGATTCCAAGAAGATCACGCTTTCAGTTCAAACTTACGAAGGCGATTTCGGTACAGTCAATATAACTCCTAGCGTATTTATCAACAGAACGAGCGGATCGTCCACTGTTGACGGAGACGCCGGTTTACTGGTCGATCCCGAATACATCGGATTATTCACCTTGAAGGCCGAGAGCGCTTCCGAGTTGGAGAACCAAGGGGGTGGCCGAAGAGGTTACGTTGACGTAATCGCCGGACTTTCGGTTTACAGCCCGAAGGCCCACGGGTACTTTAACTAATAACTTGGAGGTACTATAACATGGCTAACACAGACGTAACATTAGACGACGCCCGCAAGTCGCTACTCAGCAACCAAGCTCGCGCGGCATCGGGGTTCACCCATAAGTGGACGATAAAGTACACGGACATTGACGAAGGCAGCGGCTCCTCGGACACCGTAACGGTATCCTTGGGCGACACCTACGCCGACTTCGTGATCACCAAGGCTATGATCAACGTGACCACGGCATTCGCCGGAACGGGCGCGCTGGTCGTTGAGGTTGGGACGGACGGCGATCCGAACAACTTCATAACCTCGATTACCGTGATGACGGCCGGTCCGACCATATCTGCCGTTGGTGGTGCTCCGGTAACTCTGGCAGGCACCTATGCGGTGGCTGCGGACGCGCTTGAGGCATTGTTCACCAACTCCAGTAGCGGGTCGCCCTCGGCGCTCACTGCGGGCGAGATGGACATTTACCTCTGCATGATCGATGCCAACAGCGTAGGTTAACCAGTCTAGTTTTTTTGGGGGATAGTTAGCCGCCGTCTATTGGGGTATGGGCGGCGGTTTTCCCCCGAAAGACCATTGAACTATGGCCGACGTATTTTTACCTAAATGGAAGAACGGCAACGGGAGTTCCTTTATGAAGGGACTCGAACGCCATCTTCGCCACGAGGTTGACTTGGAGAAATTCGAGTCGCGCAAGAAGGAGATCGAGGCGAATGAGGAAGCCCGCTCGATGGGCAGCGCCAAGGCGGACGGCCTCGGCCAACTCAAGTCGGTCATCCCGGCCCGCGAATGGTTCCGTTGGAACCAGAGTCATCCGGGCTGCTGGAACGACAAGGGCTTCCACCGCGAATTCATGCGGGACAATCCCCAATTCAAGGCAGAGGGCAACACCGCATGAGGGTCACCACGATCAGCGGGATGAAGACTTCCCTGCGCCACCTGATCGGCTTGGACGCGCTCCAGTCGAGCGAGGAGGACGCAGCGGTAGCCAGCTTTAACCGCTTCGGCAAACTGGCGTGGGACCGCACCACTTGGCCCTTCAATTGCGTCCTCAAGCAAGTAATCCCCGACGTGCGCGTGCGAAGCGTGAACGTGGGGAGTGGGGGGAGTAGCTATTCGAGCGCCCCCACCGTAGCCATCGCAGGAAGCGCGACCGGCACAAGTACCATAAACTCCGATGGCGAGGTAAACGGCGTAGCCGTAACCGCCGCAGGAGGGAGTTATACATCCGCCCCCGCCGTGACTTTTTCGGGCGGCTCCGGTTCCGGCGCCACCGCCACGGCCACCATAATCGCCGTGATCGACATGGGGACCACGATGGATACGGTCTTCAACGTGTGGACGAGTGACCCCTTCAGCGGGAGCGTCCCGGCCCCAATCGCCTTCCGTATCGAACCCGAAGCGGGAACGAGCGAATACGGGTTGGCGGTCCTTGAGAATCATTCCTCCACGGCGCCCGTCTGGGTGCATTACCGAACCCCCTTCAGCAGCTTCGGCGGTAGCGCCACCGACTATCCCGACCTCTTCGCCCCTTATGCCGTTTACGGCAGTTACGGCGACTGGCTCGTGGCGGACGGACAGACCAGTAAAGGCCAGGAAGCCTTCGCCCAAGCGGAGGCCATCCTAGCGACCGAACTGGACAAGCTGGAGCGTCAGCAGAACCAGCAGTCGCGCATTTTAATGACCACTTACGGAACCACGGCGGCGTCACCGTCGTAACAACGAGGAAAACAATATGAGTTCAGTATCAGAATATCGAGGGTTAGGTCTCAATGGGGGCGAGTACATAAATGACTTGGCTACCGAAAAGACCGGCACTTGGTTTGCGATTCAAGCGATGGAGGCCACGGTACTCTCGGCCCAGACGTCGAACATAACCAACCTAGACGACATCTGCCACGGAACGGACGCCACCAGTCTCGCCGCCAACACGGTGATCTACGGCGCCTTTAGCAGTATCACGCTACAGAGCGGCGCCGTAATCGCCTACAACGTCTGATGCCAATAGGACTTGGGGTCTCATTGGGGGTAGGCGGCGGCAAGCCCGCCACATCCGGCGGCACGCCTCCCAGCGGCAGTAGCTTCAGCAACACTTGGTCGGCTGATTTTGCCGAAGGAGACGAGTATTTCACGATGGCGTCCACCCTTGATCCGGGCGAAGACTGCACGTTCTCTGCGTGGTTGTACCCGACCGATCTAAGCAGCGGTAGTTGCATCATAGGCCACTCCGGTACGGTTTCATACTTCTATATCTGGTCTACTCGTCAAGTGGGACTCGGTGGTACCGGCCAAACCACGTACGGCACATTCACCAACACTCTCGTGACTCTTGACGATTGGAATCACGTTGTGTTCACGAAGGGCGGTACGGATGGCCGCGACATCGTTGGCTATATAAACGGGTCCGAGACGGAGTCGATGACTTGGGGTACTTACACAAACCCCTACCCGCCGTTCAACCAAATCGGGAAGTATTCATCCTCCACAACGAATAATTGGAACGGGAACATGGACGAGATAGCAGTCTGGAATGGCACCACTTTGTCTGCGGCCCAAGTGACTTCGGTCTGGAATGGCGGCGCTCCGGGTGATCTGGATGCTATCACCGGTTTGGCAAGCCCGACCCACTGGTGGCGCATGGGCGAAAACAACTCTCCCTCGGCCGGAGTGGGCATCTCAGCCGTTACGGACATGGGAACGGGCGGTAATAACCTGACCCAATCCACCGCCGCCAATCAACCCGTCGCCAGCACTTCGGTCCCATGAAGAAGTACCGCCTGTACGACGAGGAAGACGACTGGACGGCAAAAAATTCCGCCCTCGAAGTCCACTTGGGCATACCGGATGGCAAGGGAACGCTTCGCTATGCGGAGATTTCACAGGTCGGGAATCCCGATAATTCGGATTACGGCAAATACATCATGCCCGTCTGCACGATTGGGAACTGGAAGTGCGACGATCAATTCGTCGCCTCCAATCTGGTCGATTTCGATCCCACTTGGAATCTCCCTCCCTCCCCACCCGGAGGATGAAGCTCTTAGCCGTCATGCTTTTACTCGCCGCCACTTCCTGCTCCCTGTCCAAGCTCGCCCCATTGGGCGGCGCGGTGGTGGGCGGCGCGGCAGGCGGCATAGCGGGACCGGCGGGAGCCGGTGCGGGAGCGGGCATCGGATACGGGGCGGGCAAGCTCTACGCCCTCAGTTCCGAGAATTCGGACTTGGTCGATGCCATCACGGCGGGCGACGTCGAGGCCATTGCCGCCGCCCATATGAAGGGGAAATTGGCGGAGCACGGAAGCGCCTTCGAGAAATTCGCCAGCGGGGTGAAGACGGTACTGTACGTGGCTGGCGCCTTATTACTGGCCTACCTCGCCATCCCCTTTATCTACACGAAACGCTGCCTGAAGAAGGAGCGCGAGACCCGCGCCCCCTTCCCCATTAACCCCACGGGATCGGACAAGTGAAGAATCTCCGAATCCTCGCTGAAGCTTACGCTGGCATGACGAAGCGGGCGAAGGCCCTGCTCTGGTTCGCGTCCATCGTAATCGTATTGATAATCTTCGAGTATTTGAGCGGATGAGCGAAATATTGGCTGATCGAACCATCTGGAGCGGCATAGGCGGCTACGTAACGAGCGTCACGCTGGCCCAATGGAGTCATGCCGCCAGCATCCTCGCGGCTCTTTGCACCTCCACCTTCATGGTCGTGCGCATCGTACAGGTACTGAAAGCGAAGGAGGCCAAATAGGGTGCCTCGGTACAGCAATTACGGCCCCCTCGACAACCGCGTGGTAGCTGAAGGCGACCACGGCTTCCGGGCAATAGATTCATACTTGGAATCAACCACCTTGACGGGCGGACAAGTGACCGCCTCCGAAAACTTTCGCCTCGAAGGCGACACCGCAACCGTCCGAAAGGGCTTGGACTTTTTGGCCGGTGGCGTGACCCTGACCTACAGCGCGGGCACGGAACAGGTCTTCGCCAGCGGCATCTTCTCCGACCCCTTGAGTGGCGATGAGTTCCTCATAGTAGCCACGAAGGACAAGGCGATCCTCTGGAATGAATCGGTGACTGCCATCGGCGTGGATACCGCAGGTTCGGGGTATGTGGCAAACGACGTAGTTACTATTTCGGGTGGCGGCGGCGCAGGAGCCACGGCAAAAGTAGCGACGGTTAACGGCAGCGGGGGAATCCTGACCGTCACCGTACTCACCGGGGGTTCCGGGTACACCTCCGCTCCGAGTACAACCATAACTTCCAGTGGGGGGTCTTCGGGGGTACTTACCGTAAGCTTGGCGAACTCCGGACTCTACATCGACTACGACGGAAGCGAAGTCGTCGCGGCGGCGGACGGGGCGACCTTCACCCAGAATTTCGACAAGGTAATCCTGTGGCGCGGCAAAGACAAGAGACCCCTCGAATGGGACGGCGACCTGACCAAGACGGGGTCCGACATCGACAGCAGTTTCGACCCGAAGACGGCCTCGGCGAGCGGGGCGGGCATACCCTGCCCGAACTCGGACTACGGATTAAGCTTCCGCAACAGACTTATAATCCCCCAAGTCACGGATAGTCTGTACACCGTATTAATGTCGGACCTTTTGGACTCGAACAACTTTACGACAGCCGACTCACAATTCAGAATCAACAAAGGCACAGCCGATTTCCTCGTAGGATTTTATCCCTACATGGAGGATCAATTAATCTGTTTTTTCCGCAATAGCATTCATCTCATCAACAACGTGGCTACCACGAGCGCATCCGGCGTCTACGAAATAACCCGCGAGTACGGTTGCGTAGCCCGCAAGTCCATCGCCGCGAGCGGACCCCAATACTACTTCCTCTCCGACTCCGGCGTCATGGTCATGCAACAAGGACTGGACCCGGCGAAAGGTCTGGGGGTGGCAATCAGCAAGATCAGCGGCGAGGCCATCCCCTTGAGCCAACAGGTACAGGATCAGTTTGCCGACGTGAACTTCGCGAATGCCTCGGGCGCCACGGGGATCGTCTTCGACAATAAATATTATCTGGCGGTGCCGGGGACGACCACAAGCACCACCAACGACCGTGTATTCGTCTACGATATAATTCAAAAAGGCTGGAGTAGCGTTGACCGTTACCCCGACGCCTTCGGCTCCCTCGACTTCGCCGTGGATGACTGGGTAATCTGCTCCCACGGGAGCAACCCCACGCGCCGCCGACTGTTCGCCTGCAATACGACGGGCTGGTACTTAATGGAAGAGTCGGAAACCGACGACAGCGGGCGCAAGATTGGCAGTTCCTCGGAATCCACGACGACCGCCATCCCCGCCAAGCTAAAGACGCGCAGCTACACCTTTGGCGACTTGAGCGTCAAGTCATGGCATCGCGGCCAGATCGGCGTGGACGTAACCGCCTCCGACGCCTTCACGGTGAAGCTCAATACGACCGACCCGAACTCCACGAACACGGTCCACACGGAGACCGCCGGATCGACGGAGGACAAGATCATAAGATTCGGCCTCGCGCGCACACGCGGCTATTCAGCAAACCTCGAAATCGACGTAACGGTCGGGCGACCGGTCATAAGGCATGCGGTCCTCGAAGCGACCGGAGTCGGACTCAACGCAGTCAAGGAGGTCGCCTAGAAATGGCTATAACCTCTTCAGTCACCAGAGGCTTTACGTTCGCCACCGGGGTCGAACCAACCGCCGCGAACCTTAATGAACTGGGCGAACCCACGGTGACCGTGGCTACCCCCATCGCAATCGCGAGCGGCGGCACCAACGCAACCTCGGCGGGCGCGGCCCGGACCAACCTGGGCCTCGGCACCATAGCCACGCAGGCAAGCAATGCCGTCGCCCTCACCGGAGGGACCATCAGCGGCACCATAATGACTTTACCGAGCTACGCCGTGAGCGGCGTACCATCCGCATCCCCGGCCGGACAAGTAATCTACGTCACGGACGGAAACAGCGGCGCCGCCACCGTGGCCTGCTCGAACGGGAGCGACTGGAAAGTCGTGGCTCTGGGGGCCACCATATCGACGTGAAACCTTTAAGCCAACTTTTCGCAGCCGGTCCCGCCGCCGTTGACTGGGGTCGCGTGGCGCAAGAATCATTACCTTTATTTCTGCTTGCCAAGGACATTGAGGTCAACGGCATCAAGGAACCCATATTGCTCACCAAGGACGGCAAGGTTGCAGACGGCATCCACCGCATGTTCGTCCTCTGGCTTATGGGTTACGACAAGGACGTTCCGACCAAGGAGGTGGAGTGAAGCCTTTCGAGCGAGGACTGGAGTTCTACGAGGCTATGGGGGGCGACCTCATGGCCGATCTTGCCGCCTATTCGACGATGGGCGGCTACGTCTTCATCACCCCCGACAGCCTTATGTTCGGCAAGCCCGTCCGCCGGGACGGCGGCATACCTGACGACCAATGGGGCGTTGCGTCCCCCGACGCATGGTACGTCCGATTCGCGGTCGGGACGGACGCCGTGTCCGAATTCATTTCGAGAATCCCTTATCCGCTGCCTTTCGTCGGCTGGAGCCGCGCCCACAAGGACAAGGCGGTCAGGTGGTTCGACTATAATCGAGTTTTACGGAGGAAAGAAGCATGAGTGGAGGAACGACGATGAACTGGCCGCAGCAGCCGACTTACGGCGAAGGCATGGCGGATGCCCTGAAGGCCCAGATGGGGATGCTGACGGGGACCGGCGACTTCGAGGAGATTTACAAGGAAGCCCTCCCCGGAGTGACCGACCCGAGACTACAGGACGTCCTGCGCCAGTTCGAGGCGCCCATGCGCAAGGAGACAGCCCAACTCGACACCGACGTCCTGCGGCAGACGCTGCTGGGGGCAGAGCAGAAGGTAGTGCGCGATCCCGACAGCGGCAAGTATTACATACCGGGCGCCAAGTCCATCGTTCCGGAGGGTGAAACCGC